ATAGACGAGGTCTTGCACCCACACGGGCGCACCATTTAGCACGCGTTCCCGCGGCCTATCAAAGATCGTGTCTACCGCAACGATCCGCCACACGCGGAACCCAGCCAACCCAACCAACACACTCAAACCCAATAACTCTAAAATGATCATGGGGCCACGGCACGCGTAATCTTCCAATACGACCCGCGCTCCAACACGATCTGACAGCCATTAGATTCACGCTCAAACCCGAACCCAACCTCCGCGTCACGCGCGCGCATTATCCCCGCGATCCAGATCGGGATACCCCGGTTATCATCGGCTGGCGTGTTCTCCCCCGTGCCCATCCAAATACCACCAGCACGCGCCAAGTCGACACTAATGAACCGAGCGTCCCCACCTTCCCCGGTTTGATGGTTAAACGCCGGGCCGATCCCACCAGCCGACCACGTCGCACCATCCATCGTAATAAGCACACGCTGGTTAGCGCAGTTCGCTTGTACGATGATCATCGCTTCGAAAATATAAGAGCCTTCGAACCCGTCCTGCCCCGTGGGGAGCCCGCGCACGCGGAGTTTAGTGGAAGGCTGCCGGCCGTCCGCCCCGAAAACCTCGTCGTCTTGTACGGTAGCGATCCACGAGCGGGGGCATGAGCAGAGCTGATCACATAACGCAGCCTGCTCCCGACGGTCCCGAATATTCTCCGCTGCCACCGATGACGCACCAGCGGGCACAGTTATTTCAGCTAGGCGGATCGCGTTACCCGGCAGGCTGGGCGGCTGCGGCTCCGGCGACGGTGTCCCAGTCAAAACAATAATATCCCAGCGGCTCTCATCACCCTGATACTCGGAATCGCGCACCTGCGCGATAACAAGATCAATACGCGGGTCGGATTGGTCCGCTGCAGCAAGTTCAACGCGCTTACTCGCATCATTGACCACGAAATACATGCCCTGACCTTGCACATCATCCCCAGCGATATACGCCTCCCCCGCAGCAACATCAACCGCTAAACCTTCAGTGGAAGGCGTGACGAGCATGTCACCGCCCCGACGGTTTTGCACGCCATCCGAACAAATCATGCCCGCGAGGATCTGCCGGTCTTGCTGCGCCGTGTAACACCCATCCTGCGCATACGATGGCGGATTAACTTCCATGATCAACAAACCTCCCTAGTAGAGTGTACGCCCGTTTAACAGTCCAGGCAGTCATCTAAAAACTCTTGATTTAATAGCGCGGTGCTAGCTGAGGCGAGAGGCTGCCACTCAACCGCGCGCGAAACCGCTTCACCAGCACTAACACGCCACCCCAAACCGATCACACGCACCGTCCCAACATACGACCCCATCCCATACGACAGGCGCACCTGGTGGGTATCACCCAAACGCAACAAATCAGGATCCGGATTAGCTAGCCCGCGGATAACCCCGGTAGGCGTAGCCCGAGGTTCCCAATACATCCCAGCCCAACCCTCAGCGTGCTCCCTGAGTGTCGACCGTCGGGTCACCTCCGACCAACGCGGCGCCGCGTCCAATTGCGGATAATAACGCCGCTCCTCCGCGCTCTCTATTAGCGTCGTTTCTTCTTGACCGCTGCCGATCGCATCAACCCAATTCGCCTGATCCGCACTCGATATCTCTAGCGAATATTCGGCTAACTCGCGATCACTCCGCAGCGTGTAATCCCGGTCCACACCGACACGGTCCCGGAAGATCAACTCGACCACCCACGTGCCGCCCGTTTCGCGGGGGATGCTCTCCCATTCGACGCCTCGCAGGACCCCGGCAAGATCAACAATCGCGCTCCCAATCGTTTTCCGATCCCACCACGGATATTCACGATCCCTAAGGATCTCCGACGGAGCAGCAACAGGATTAAGCGGCACACCACGCGACAAACCCAACCGGGCGAGATCCCGGGCGATAACCGTTTGCTCCACCTGATCCCACCGCACTGTCTGCTTAATCGTCCTGCGCTCCAAATACGCGGCCAATTCTTTTAACCCGACCTGCGCAGTGCCCCTATCCACGCGGACAGCGTCCACGTATCCAGCCCATTCACCAACCCAATCACCCTCCGCAGTCCGCCGCTGAAAAATGATCATGGTTAGCATCGGCCAAACCGCGCGAATCGGATAATCTTTCGCTGCTAGTGTGAGCGTGCCCTGCCCAAACTCGATAAGCCGAGTCGACCACTCAAAACTAACCGGATGTAATACCCGCTCAAAACGGCCTGTGCGGAGATCAGCTGCTAAGACCCGCCAATCCGACCCACACGCACAAACACTCATACCATGATCACCACGCTAGGCCATGATCACGTTATCGCGGTAGCAAACCTCAGCCGTGCCGGTATCCTGCGCGCCAAACGAAGTCAACCGCAGTCGATTTTCCCCAGGCTCTAGCATCCACCTACTGTCACCGCGTAACAAGTGTGACCGGTTCTCCCCACCCTGCGACGCAGTCCCCTCCCCGGTATCAACTATCACACAAGGGTCACCAGCCTCGATAGTCCCCCGATATGAGAACCATTCCCCGGTTGTAATGTTCTCAACCCTGGGATTCTGCAAGCGTCCGCAGAGCGTGACCGTCGCGCCTACGCAGACTGTCCCATCCGACCACGCCGACACTGGACCGCTCCCATCGTCCCCCGTCGTTTCCTCGTAACAGGATGGGTAGCAACGCGGATAAGTGCGGCAACGCGTAGTTGTCTCCGGCGTAAGCGTTACACATTTTCGACCGCTACCCGGCTCCCCGCTCTCGTCTAAGACGAGTAGGCGATGATCAACAGCATCAAACCGCAAAAGCAAAGTCGCGCAAGCCCTAGGCCCGCGACCCCAAACCACCTCAGCTACCCTAGGCCGGCCGCGCACACCATACGGGCCCACCAACGCCGGCGGACCCTCCCCCTCGCAATCCGTATGAATCACCAGCTCGACGTCTTCACACCTGCGCTGCCACGCTAAGAGAATGTCCCGCACACGCGCGCGAACATCAGCGCAGGCACCAGGAGGGTCACACCCACCACTAGGAGGGCAGACCATCACCTCCTCTAAGGTGATCACGCGCGGCTCGTACCAGTCGCTGAACATGCGGACACCGTCACGCTGAAGGTAAGTCACATCCTCCGTGCGCAAACCCGGCAGGCCAAGGCCTAAAGGCGGCGCTGTTAAACAGCCCTCCCCCGGATGCGACCCACCACTAAGCGTAACCCCGTCCAGGGTGACCGCCCAACCGCCGCTCATACCAGAACCCCACGCGAAAGATCAAACGGATAACTATTATCCCTAGGCGCGCTGACCTGGGGAGCGTAGCGGCGCGCCCAATCCAACTCGCGCAAACGCGCGCTACCCGTAGTCGGCCCGTAAAACTGGGGAGCATAAACAAACTGCCCACCATCACTCACACCGCTTGTTGATCTTGACCCGTCCCGACTAGTAACTGTTGTTGATCTTGACCCGTTTATAGTCGGGCTGGAAGGTGTCGCGGCACGCGTAAGACTAGCCCCCGCCCGCGCTGCCGCAGCCTGCGAAGCGTTCAACCCTAAAACCAAACCCTGCCCCGCTTGTTTCCCGATCAACGCGAAAACCTTACTAGGCGAATCAATACCTAAAACGCTTTTAGCCGCATTAATCGCACTACCAACCATATTCTTAGCAGCATCGACCAGCCCGCCAACCGCGTTTTTAACCCCGTTAATCATCCCCTGCACTAGGTCCCGGCCAGTGTCCACTAGTAGGTTCCCCATATTCCCGAGACCTCTAACAATGTTCCCAGGTAACTCTTTAACAAAATCGACAACCTTAGTCACGCCAGTGCGAACCGTGTTCCCAAGATTCGTCCACACTTGTTTAACCCCGTTAACAATACTGTTCCACGCGTTACTAATAGTATTTTTAGCGTTCGTCAACCAATTACTAATCGTATTCTTAATGCCATTAATAGCCCCGCCAATAGCATTAGTGATCGCGTTCCACGCGTCACTAATACCCTTACTAACCGCGTTCCACGCTGCTTGCGCACCAGTCTTAATCCCATTCCACGCCGCACTAAGAATCCCCTTAACCACATTAATAGCAGTAGTAACCGCGCCTTTAATAACATCCCACACACCAGTAACGATCTGCTTTAAACCATCCCACGCGCCTTGCCAATCACCCTTAAGCAAACTCATAACAGTATTAATAATACCCATAACCACATTGAGCGCGCCTTGAATGATGGTCCCGAGACCCTGAAAAACCGTGGTAACAATAGGAGTTAACGTCTGAATAGCAGGAATCAAAAACCCCATAATATTCGAAACCAAACCAGTCAAAAACCCGCCTAAACCGCTAATAATCGGGCCCAACTGCGTCAAAGTCGACGCTAAAATCGGGAACAACGTTTGCACTAAAGTAGTCAAAATCGGGGCCAATGCTGCGCCCAGCGTAGTAATAAGCGGAGCAATAGCCGTTGCCAAATTCACTACCACGCCAGCAGCCACACCCATAAGACCACTAACAGCACCCAAAACCGGTTGAATATTCTGCCCCAAAACCGATATTAACGGGGCGAACTGATCCACTAGCCCCATAATCGCATTACGGAATTGTTCCGAACCATTCCACGCCGTAGCGAACAAACCAACAATCAAACCCAAAGGACCAAACGCCACGCGCAATAACCCACCGAACCCGCCCAACGGTCCCAACAAACCTTTCAACGGACCCAGAAACTGGGAAGCAGCAACACCGACAGCCCCGAACGCCGCGCCCAAACCAGTCAATACCGCCATCGCTTTTTGATTACCCGAAAGCTTATCGAACGCGCTACTAATACTAGTTATAACCGGGCCGACCGTTCCCTTAATCTTCAAGATCGCATCATTAAACTTACCGATACTCCCCGAAAATTGGCCTATCTTAGTGTCACCAGACATCGCTTTAACAAACGTTTCCAGATACGGCGCGGCTGCTTGCGCGCCTTTACCCAGTGCGTCTAACGCTGGTTTAGCCGCGCCACTCAAAAGATTAATAAAACCCGTTAACCCAGGTTTAAGCGTGTTAAACGATTCCGCTAAACCATCCACGATAGTCGCGCGTAAACCCCCAGCCGCGCCCTCAAACGTTTTCGTGCTAGTCGCTGCTTGCTGAGCGACCTTATCAAAACCAAGATTCTGAATAGCCGCGCCGAAATCCTGCGCCGAGATCTGCCCCTGCGCTAACGCTGTCCGAAAGTTACCGGTAAACGCGCCAGCTTTTTGCAGTTCTTGTTGCATCCGCCCAGCTGCCCCGGGGATCGCCTCGGAAAACTGCATCCAGTTTTCGGTTGTTAATTTCCCTATTCCCGCTGTTTGTGTTAGGACTTGACCGACCCGGCGGAACGTCTCACTAGTGCCTCCGCTAACCGCGTTCAAGTTCCCCAAGGCCATAGCAAGATTCTGAAACCCGGGCACACCATTAGCGGCGAGTTGCGCGGTAATACTCCGCACATCCCCCAGCTCATACACGGTAGCGCGCGCATAAGCTGCGGTAGCCTGCGTCAGTTGATCAATTTGCTGCGCACCCAAACCAGCGAACTGCAAACTAGTCTGAAACTTACTCAGACTGTCCGAGGCTCGAACAGCCTCCCCACTAAAACTAGCTAGTACTGCGAGACCACCAGCGAACGCGGTACCCGCGACAATCCCAGCCGAGGTCATTACCCTGACAAGGTCCTGACCCGCGGTCCTAGCCGCATTTCCCAGCGCACTGGTGAGCCCGCGGCCGACTCCGCTAAAAGCGCCGCTCGCGCCCCTGGCCGCGCCACTAAGCGCACGGGTCAGGCCTCCAGTAACGCCGGCGAAATCACCGCGGAATTGGACGGGAACAGTAATACCGGCCATACCCCGCCCCTTCCTCTGGTTAGATGCTGCCAGCTTGCCGCTGGTATGCGTCTAGCATAGTGTCCGGGTCCCACGAAGTACCCGCCAAACTCCCCGAATAACCTGGCGGGGGAACCTCGAACTTAGACAGAGTTTTCATTGCGTCCGCTTCACTCCGCCCCTCAACTAACCAAAAGTAGACAAGATCAACTAGGTCGCGGACTGGGAGAGAACGCCAGTCCACACCGATACTGATCATGCGACCGCGTAAAGGAGCGTCCACCGCAACCATTATTAGGATGCGGTGGACGATGTAGGGGGGCGTCCCGCTACTTCCCCTACCAGCCCCAAAGTACTGTTGCTAAGATCTGGAAAATCGAGAATATCGTCATCGTCTTTCAACCTCCCCTCAATTAGTTTCCATTGTTCTTCGCCTAAACCTTTTTTCAACCATTCTACTTGCTCATATATCATATAAGCTTCACGCTCGTTTTCCGGCAGGTTCCGAATGTGCATTAGTGCGAACAGGATTCCGGCGACTTTCGGAACGCGAAACTCATAGTTTTGGTCGCCTAGTTTAATTTTTCTGGTTTCTACTACTCTTTTACTCATGATCAACAAAATCCCCCGAATTTAGACTGCTAAAGTTAAATCAAGATCGTTAGCGGTGATCCTACTACCCTCCGCTTGTATTAGCGGGCCGAAACCCACGCCCATAACCGACCGCAACCAAAACGAACCCGCATACCTTCGCTGGAACGGGCCTAACATTCGTCCACGCCGACTAATAATCCTGCCCGGTCCGCCACGCGACCCTATTATCTGCGCCGCATACTGATTCACGCCACGCACCGTTAACGCTTGCACTGCTGCATGATCAACACGCGCCCGTACTCTTTTTAATGTTGCTTCGGCTAGGGCTTTAGCTAACGCGGCACCGACCACGCCCGAGACGTGATCAACACCAGCGGGCCGGCCGAGCGTGACCCTAAGCACTACTCTCGCCCGAACCTTCGGATAGTTCTGGTTCCGGGTCTGGTGGGGGTTCTGGTTCCGCGCGACGTGGTTTCGGTTTCGGTGGTGGCGCCCAATCCGCACGCCCCCTGGACACCATCCCCGCAGCCACCCTATAAGGCAAACTAATCCGGCTACCATCCGCTAGGATCAACTCGACTGGTTCAAGCGCAGCACTCATCATATTCTCCTCGTATAGTCCAACGGCCACCCACGCACCCACCATCCGGGCCCAACGGATCCCAACCCACCAGCTCGACCTCACTAGTCTGCTGGTCTGGGTCCCAACGGTCCTGACAACACAACACTAAGCGGGCTAGTGCGTCAGCGTCCCGGGCTTGTGTCCAAGCGTCCTCCGCCAACCATTGCGTTGGTGGTGGGCGTCCTTGATCATCCACAGTACTAGCACAACGCACAATACCGAGTTCAGCTTGCCAGATGCCACGCCAACAGCCCGCAGCCCCACCACTAGGATTAGCTGGGGTTAGTGTTTGCACTGCCGCCCACAGTTGCCCGTCGCGGCCGTCCGCTGTGCGTTCGCACGCATCCCACGCCACCAACCCAGCCGGGACCACGCTAGCGCGGCACACTGGTTCTAACCCGCAACCATCCCTAATGTCTTGAGCGGCCTCAACTATCCGGGCTAATAGTCGCCACACACCGACCAGGTCACTCACACCACACCACTAGAATCCTCGACCGCCACAGGCGTAGTGTCTGCTAGTGGTGCGGGTTGCAATGGTGGCAGTGGGCGCACATGCAACACTGCGACAATCAACGGAGCCGATACGAGAAACCCGGTTACCCCGTTCAAGATCAACACCCAAGCAGGTAAGGGCTGCCCAACAGCAGCGAAACCCGCAGCCAACGCGCCTTGCACTAACCCTAAGATCGCGAACACCCAATATATGATTCTCCGCACCCAAGCTGGTGGAGATTCCACACCATCATTCATGATCTTAATTCTCTACTGGTGGTGGCATGGGCGGTTGATCATCCGCTTTATGGTGATCATCATCCGCCTTGTGCTCTTGATCATCCGCCTGATGGTGAGCATCATCGGTTTTATGATGCGCGCGGTCCTCCTCTAACATCGCGATTAACCGGTCCAACTTACGATGCAAAAAAATGTGACTGTTAGTCCACGTGCCCCGCGCTGACACTGGAACCCTACGCTCAAACTCTGGTTTACCATCAGGCTTCGCCACCTTATCAGTGTGCAAAACCGATTCCACCGCTTGCCGCGTAACCTCAAAAATTTCTTGCTTAGATGCCATTTCATCCCACTCTCGTACTGGTGGGACAGGCATACCCTTACGCGCCCAATCCCGTAAAATACTCCCCGGGCACTCAGTAGCATAATCCCTACCATGCCACCAAACCGTTAGCTTACGTCCCAATTCTTGATTTAATTGATCATATAATGCGCGGGTCGCGCGTAAATCCTCCTCAGCAGGGACACCGTTAACCGTGCGCACGCACACACCAATACCATCCCGATTACGCGGGGGACTATGCCCACCTAATACATCCCGGCCCCGCCCAACCGCAGCGCGCCCACCACTAACCACGTAGTTATAGCCAATAGCGATAAACTCTGGATTGCTCATGTGAATGTTCTCGCACCATTTAGCGAAATCCCGAACATCCCCCGGCGGCGCACCTGCGCCCGGATAATGCACCACAAAATATTTCCGCTCGCCTGGTGGGATGATGATCGGTTGCCGGCGCCACGCCCGCGCCCCCCACTCAGCCCTGCTAACCGCATTAGCCATCAGCCGGTCCCTTCCACGCTCGGACTGGGCCGTGCTTGCCCGGCTCCTGGTGGTGGGCCCTGCGCCGCCCGCGCGCTCACGCTAAGCCTTTGCCACGCCCGCCACGACCACACGCGGAGATCATCCGACTCAGCTTCTAACGCGTCAATCCGCGCCTCGAGTAGCGCGATCCTGCGGGCTTGCGATTCAATCCACTCCGCCGCCATACGACTCGCAACCGCCGCGGCGTCAGCCTCCGTCTTCGGCCTGGTAGCCAACCACGTAACAACCGCGGACACGCCACCACCACCAACCAGCGCGATCACTAGCTGCGTCCAATCCAGCACCACGCCCACCGCCTGTCACACGCTCACAGGCCAAGAACGAACACTAGGCCGAGCCCGATCCGGAATAACCACCCTGGCTAAACCCTTAGCTGGTTGGGCGAGCATCCTAAGCCACCGGTCAACATCCGCGAGACCAGTAGACCAGCCGAACCCATCAAACGCTTGCTGCTGATCCTGAAAACTCAGTGTTACCCCCTGCCGGGACACACTCTGCACCCCCTCGGGCAGGCCGCAACCACTACCCCCTTCACACGCCCGCGCCAACTCGCACGCCAGCCTGCCGGCCATCAACGCGCCACCAGGCGGCACCGGATGCCCCACGTCAACGGTCAGGCTCCAACTGCCACCTGAAGCCCAATCCTGACACGCCGGCCACGTCCCACCATCCACCCTGACGATACGCCGGTGATCAAACACAGCGACCACAGAAGCGGGATCCCGCGTCACCCCATCCCCAAGATCAACCACGCGAACCGCTTGGGTATGCGGAATAAGGACCTCGCTCACTTCCGAGCAACCGCAAACCCCCGCGCACACACCACACGAAAGATTAACCAGACTCTGCCCTGGTCCGCGGATCACCCCAGCCCAACCCGGAGGCTCATCGCACACCTCACGGCAAGGCCACACACGGACCGGGCAAACCCCAAACCGGCGACCCGACAAAACCCACAACCAATACGCAGCCTGCCGTTCCACATTTAAGCGGAGCTCATCACCCAAACCGTCTAAGCGGTCTTCGCAGTCGGGGTCGCATGCAAGAGTCGGCCAGCATTCCCAGCCTTCTACTTCCATGCGACCCCTCCAACTGCTCTGGGATTATCCTTCGCTGATCTGCTCCCAGACTATCGTCCCATCCTCGACGGTTTGCCCGTCACCTGGTGCTACCGGCTCATCGTTACCGCTAGTACCCGCCTCCGTGACCCGCAAAACCTGACCGGAGCTCAGCTCGACCTCATCACCCACTGCGTATGCAGTATTCGGCTGCCAGCGTGGCCTATCAGCAGGCGGATTATCTTCCGCATCCTGCCGCCACTCCACCTCATTATCCTGGATAGTTTGTTCTGGTCCCGGTGCTGGTGGCTCACTCGTACCGCTACGCCCGTCGTTGCCCGCTTGCAACCACTCCCCCGAGCTCAACTGAACACGGTCACCAGTCTTATACGGCTCCGACGCTTGCCACTTATTCGACCGAGACCAACCCGTACTGTTATCCGATACTCGCCCGCCTGGAGCTGGCGCCTCTGGCTCAGTATCACCGGATTCCCCAGTCTGATACGCGGTCACCTTCTCACCAGTGCTCAGACGAACCGTGTCACCTTCCCAGTAAGTAGTGTTCGGCTGCCACTGCCCACGATCAGGGTTCCGCTCCCCATCCTGCTCCCAGAGCACATCCCCATCGGACACGGTTTCACCAGGCCCGGGCGCGACCGGCTCAGTAGTGCCGCTCCGACCCGCTTGCCGAACAGTCAACCATTCCCCCGTGCTCAACTGCACACGGTCACCACTCGCATAATACGCATCAGCAGTCCACACCGCGCGCGTATCATCCCTGCGCCAAACCACTGACCCGTCTTCCACGGTTTGCCCGTCCTCCGGTGCGTTCGGCTCCGTCGACCCGCTCGTACCCGGTTCGCTGACAGTGACGATCTGCCCACCTTTCAACCGAACCTGATCACCAACCCGATACTCAGTGTTCGGCTGCCAACCTTGAACAATCGGGTCCTCCTCAGGCGGCCACGTGTAACCATTCTCCCGCGTCGCCGATACGCAACCACCTGTGTTCGCTGGTGGGGGCACATCAGTCACACCAATACGCGCCAAACCACCAGGCACAATCGGCGTCAACAACGGACCGGGATCACCGTTCTCATCCAACTGAACCGCATAGGGTCCTACTCCCCACGCGTGCCTACCCTTAGCCCTGCCGGTCAGAGTAAGCGTGAAAGTCGTATCCAAACCCCCATATTCCAGTTCACCGTCCAAACTCCAACCAGTAGTGCACGGAAAAATCGTGTAACCATACGCCGCACCGTCACCACACGCGGTGCCAGCGACACCGCTCCAGATTTCGATTGCGACCTCAGCGAAACTCGCACCCTCGGTCACGTCCACACCTTGCGCGACCCCGCGGCTATCCCTCACAACCGGCCAGCCCGTTAAGAGACTAACCGTTTCTGGTAGTACCTGGCATAGGGTTAGGGTCACGCCAAGATCGACAAGCAGGTTCGGGTCACTCTCGTTAGCGCACAAATCCCCGTTAGCCTTCCGAGTGATCTGCGTCTCCCCCTCTTCAACATTCGCTTCAAAACTGGCGAGGGTGAACGCGTCGAACACGCTAACCGCGCATTCCGCACCCTCAGCTTGCGGCGTGCAACAATCATCCAGTTGCGTAATCCGTATGGTACGCCCGCGTATCGGTGTGAAACCTCGTTCGGCCATGATCAACAACCTTCCCTAATATTATCCGTGCCCATGATCAACAAGCTAAGACCTGACTACTCCCCGCAGCAAAAACAGCGCACGGCGGAAACACAACCATCCCAATATCCTCAGCCCTTGATTCAATCGTATTAACCGCACGATCAAAACTATCCAACTGCCAGCGCTCACCAATACCAGCCCAAACATTCCCCGCCGCATACAAAAACGTGTTCTCGCCTTGCGCTGGCGCCTCGGTGGCTCCTGGTGCGCGCCCATCAAACGCCGGCGACACGACCACCAGCAAACCGCTAGGGCTGCGCCAGCGTGCCCCATCACGCCACACCAAACCCGCATCCCTCAAAAACGCTTGCCACACGAGAGACGCGAACAACACGCCGCCCCGACCACCATTCGCCCGCAGCAAAGCTTCTTCTAAGCAGCCGACCGCCTGCGCAACACTCCCGTACTCACCCACCGAGATAGCGCTACCAACCAGGCTCGGGTTCCCCGCAGCCACACCCCCCGCGCGTGGTGTGTCCCGCGCCGACGTCCCACCAGTGAACAACTCAGCCGCTAACACCATATCCCGAGCAAGATCCAACTCAGCACCAGCGAGATTCTCCACAGCCTGACGGCCCGCACCAGTACAAGCCACACTCATGATCAACGTCACAGGCGTAAAAACCGCTTCCACCGGACGGCCCAAAGGTTTTAACTCTAGTGTTTCGCCTGGTGTCCCAGGATCCCCGTTAACCTCGGTGTGCTCATCCGCTTGAGGCTCCCGATCCGGCGATAAAGGTAAATCCTCCGCGCACGCACCACCCAAACGAAACCCGATAGTATAACCGCCCCCGGGACTTTGAACCCAAGCGTCCGGCACGCAATCCGCGCCCCACGCAGCACGCGCCCGCTCCAAAAACTTCGTATCATCACTCGGGCCGATCGGGTAATCCTCACAAGTAAACTCCACTGATCCCCGACCGGGCAAAGTCAGACTAACACTCTCACCGCTGCCCGTGTGATCAGTGACCCGACGCCAAACCGCGGTCCCGTCACGCCGCTCAACCCACCGCGTGCCAACCGAACCATCATTATCATCAGGAATCGGTTCAACCTCAGGGTCACCATCATAATTATTCGACACCCCGCTAGTCGTACACTCCAATATCTCGCCCGAAGATAATTGGACGAGGTCACCAAGATCACCATCGTTACTCTGATACTCAACGCCTTGTTCCCACCGTGGCGGTGATGGTGCGCACAAGTAACGAAGCTCGTCAAAACCCGACCAAACATACTGCGGCAGCGTGCCGGTGAACCCCGGTACCGGACATATCCCTGTTGCCGTGGCTGGGATACAACTAGCATCCGCGAACGATATACCCCGCTCCCACCCACTAGGGAGCGGACGCGCCACGCCTAAGAGACCTTGGCCTGGTGGGGTTGGCCCCCAATCAAGACTAACTGGTGTTGGTAAAGCCATCCCCACCCAACCTACTTCCTACTAGTTGATCTTACCCTGGTTGATCATGCTGGGCAGCCGCAAACATCACTCACAGTAAACGCGACATCATAAGCACCACACCCACGATAAGCGACCTTCTCAAACGATTCAGCAAACGCTTGCCGATCATTAGTCGACGCTAGCGCACTATCGCTAATACTCGTCCCCAAGTCGAGCGTGCCGCCATCCAGGAACACGAACGCATCTTCACCGAACAAGAGGAACGAAGTGGTATCCGGGAAATCACCGGGACCCGAAAGCACGCGATGCGCATTAGCCGCACCATCATAAGTACCATCATAGGTCCAGACTGGGTCAACCCCGACACCGTTCAACCAGCTATTAATGAGCTGATCTGTGGCTTGTAGATCAGTGAAATTATTCGCGACCCCTTGGTTAGCGATCGCCTGATTGCGTAGTGCATCACGCACCCAGTGATCAGCGACCAGCTTATACCGCCCGGTCAGGTTCCGATTAGCGTCTCGATCGTAAGCGACCGCACGGTTAACCGCGGTCAAAAAGTTTCGGAGCGTACCACCGTCTGGGCCTTGCACCGGCACATCAGTAGCCGCGTCTTCCATCTCCCGGAGTGCTTTACGCTCAGCCGCCCTGTCATGCGCCGCCGCCAGTAATTCGAGCCGGCTAGCCCAAAACTCCGGACTGAACTTCGCTTGGAAGTTCCCGATCGTTAAACAGCGGTAAATCGCGTCCACCGATTCTGAGATTTCCTCGGGACACTCGACCGGGGGGCACTCTTTCACCTGCGTGCCCGGGTCCGCATCGGTCTCACTCGACCACTCACCAACCCCCGCCGCGACCTGAGACAACCCGGCCGCCGGCGCGAAAGTTACTCGACCACGCGAAGCATTGAACTGAACGAGCGCGTCACGTACTGGGCGGCCTTGTTCCGCGCAAATAGGATGCGAATGATCCACATCACCAGGACCGCACAACCCGCCAGCAGCCGTAACCGCCAGCGCGTCAGGACCCAGCACGCGCTCGATCCGTGAAGTGTTCTGGTCTCCATTCGACCCGAGGACACGCTCAGGCGCATACCTGCGCTCAAGACGAACCATCGCGCTACGGCCTTGCGTGAGACTCTTAGCATGTGTCGAGAACACTTGACCCAATTGGGCGAAACCCGCCGCTTGATCTAACTCCACGCCAGCTGCAGGGCCGATAGCCCTAAGAGTAACTCCGGCTACTAGTGGTGCGGGTTTCGGCTGCGAATCCGCAACAGCCCTGGCGCGCAAACGAGTAATCACATCTGTAATGCCCGCGGCGACTGCTTTCGGCTCCTCCGTTTTCTTAGACTCTTCCTCGTCTTCTTTAGGCTCGTCTTCCTTTTTCTCCGGCTCATCCTCAACTGGTGCATCACTCAGCTGCTCTAGTCCGGCGCCTTCGCGGAGCTTCGCCGCCTCAGCGCGCGCTTGCTCCGCTGCTGCGGCACGCTGCGCGAGTTCACCGGTCGCCTGATCCAGCGCGGCCCGTAAATCCCTGGCAACCGACAGGTCCGGAGTATCCCCTTGAGTAGCAAGATCCAATGCAACGCGTAGCTCCTGAGCGGCTGCGCTTAGGTCCTCAGTGCTCGGAGCTTTAGCCCCTTCGCTGGTTAGGCGGCTAACGATTTCTAACGGGTCCATCGCAAGGACCTCCCTCGTGATCAATTAAATGACAGTACAGAGGAGTGTCCTACGGGCACTACACGAGCAGCATACTACACGGGCCAAGCCGGATCCGGAACACTCACCGCACAAACAAGACTAGGCCTTGATAAACCCCGCACAGGCCAAAGCTCAGCGCTAAGGCCCAAACCTGCAACTTGCCCTAGAAACTGAGCAGGTAACCCGGGCACCACCGAACCAGTGAAACATAAGCGGCCTTGCTCATCATCCCACGCCCGCGCCCGCGCCCAAACCGTAGTCGAGACGTCATGATGCGCCCGGTTCCCCGCCAAATCCACTGAGGTGGGCGCGTGCGGGCCGCCGCCCCTAAGACTACCCACCCTGATATGCCGGCCATCATCCAACAGCACTGTGCCCGTATGAAAATTTTTCATCTCCGGATCCGGGTCTGGCTGATAAAACCTCGCGCGGCCCGGCCAACGACCAGCGCTCACACCAGCACCATGCCCCCACACACGACCATCAGCTTCCACACGGAACGCGACCGGGTCCTTACTCGACCAGCGCTCGAAATGCGCTGCGGGAAACGTGAGCCCGGACAGTGCTTTCGCGTTCACTGGTGCGGGCCCTATTTGGGGGAAAGCGCCGGGGAACGCGGGCGTGTCCACAATCGCGACATGCCGCAGTCGCGCCCCGGTAACGCGCATACCGCCTTCCGCGGTTTCGTCTGCGGTCACATCATCTAACCCCGCGCTCCAACCCGCCGCTCTTGCTTCGACAAGCTCGGCGACCCGGCCCACCTGTTCCCGCGCTAACAGATCAGTGCTAGCCGCATCCAACACCGCAGTCACATTAACCCCGGTGTCGTCCGCCCACGCCTCCACTACTCGGCCGACCGTCGCCCCTTCATGACCTGACCCTTCACGCGCCCATAACAAGGGGATCGGTGGACTATTCTCGCCGCCTAGGTCCCAGGTGACCGCATCCCGTGTGATCGTCCGACCATCCCCCGAAGGTAGATCGTAGGGGATCAATAACCCGTGTATGAGCAGCTCGCCACCAGCCGCTGCGGTAACAGCGCGTACCCGACGAATAAGCTGCCGCGCGCGCACACTCTCAATATTGATAACCATTATCCGGGTCCCTTCCACACTAAAACCGGTTTCGCATAGCAACGGCAGCCCACATGATCACCAGGACTAAAATTATTCACCGCTAGACCATCAAAATTCTGGCCATCCAACGCTTGATGCGGCGGATACGGCTGATCCCCGGTGTACGCGTGCACCCAGCGATATCCCTCAGCTATCCAACCCGCTGCTTTCACCGCAGCACCCACAATCCCGCCGAGTGCGACCCCGATACCGATCCACCCCGCCAAAGGGATAGCCGCCGTAACCGCTTCATCCGTGCTAACTGGTCGGGGTTGCCCACCGGCGATAGCCAACGCCCCGCGTACCGCCCCCCAAACACGACCCGGCTGCTCTGGTCTACCTGCTAGGCGTGCCTCAATTATCTGAGTAACCTCAGCGACCAGTCCGCTAGCCGCATCATCCACCAGCTGCGCATCCGCTTCAATCCCTACGCCCAGTATTTGGATGCACTGTGAGACCGCGCGCGCAACCAGCCGCCCAAACCGATCCACTAATAGCCCGGCGACCAACTCGCCCGCGTCACCAGCCAACTCGGCGCCCCGCATGACCGCTAACTCGGCGTTCGTCTTGTCTCGCCACGCTAGGGCTTCCGGTGAACCTTGCAACCGCGAGCGGACACGCGCACCCACCCTGGTGAGCACACGCTCAACCACACTCGTAACCAAATCCTCAACACTGTCAAACAACTGTCGGTCAACATCAGCTAGCCGCTGCGCAATCCACGCGCCAGACGCCTCCGCAACACCCCTCGCGATCTCTGCAACACCTACCGCGGCCGTAACCGAGGTAGGCTCACCAGTAGAGCCCGACCCTTCTACACGCGTGGGCGGCATCACCGCAACACCCCCCGATTGCTGCTCTGGTGGAAGGGTCGGGCGGTCATCCTCATCCGCTCCCAACTGGGCGCGCGCCCACTCCCCGCTAACTAGACCACCCTGATACGCGGCGAGCACATCAGCTATTAACGGGCGACGCTGCAACAAAGGGGATGGGTCCGGTAACACTTGCACACGTCCAAGATCAACATTAGCCGCGGCTGAGAGAGCACGCGCGAACCCATCACCCACCCTACGCGCTAACGGTTCCACGTGCCCTAACCAGTTATCCTCTTGAATCTGCCACGCACTCCAATGATTAACCTCACCGGTGCCCAACAAAATCTCAGGGGGACTATCCAAGATCACCGCTAATTGTTTGACCAGGTTAGATATTTTCTCTTGGACTTTCTCATCAACCGGACCAGTAAAATCTAGGGTTCGCCATTGATCGATCATCTCCCCCGGAAAGCCGATCAAATTAGGTGCGACACTACTAACACTATGTTCGTCCATGATCGGGCTACTAATCATATCCAAAAGGGACGCTTCGAATTCGGCTGGCTCCGCAACCCCATCCAACGGGTAGAGTACGGTTTGTAATTGCGCGGTACGTGACCGGGCGCTCGCCCGTGCTTGCGCCCGGGCTAACAAGAGTTCGCTGATCACTTCACCGGCTGCTAGCACCGGGCTGTCCGGTTGCGACGGGTCCGCCGGGTCAGCGTTCAACACGTGAATGAGAACGCTCGCGGTTTTCGCTTGCTGCCTACTCGTTCCACTAATAGGGCAGGCTAGGACCGTCCAGCCGCCAAGATCATCCGCATAATGTTGATCATCCGCCCATTGACCCTGTGCTAGATAATAAGCGCCTGATACTAGGAGATGCGCAGCGCACAGCCTAGATAATTCTGATAACCCGGAACCGAAGCACTCAGATAACAAACTCTCCGCGGTATCAGCCTCTAAAAGTTGATCATCAATTTTAACATCCCAATTAACGCGGCCAACCAGCCGCGCCTGCTGCGATACCGCGTAATGCACTTCCCCAACATGCCTGTACGCGTACCACGCGCTGCCGGTGTCACGTTTAGCCGGTAAGGTGTGGTTGAGTGTGCCTTGTGGGATTCTGGGGGGTAGTGCTGCGGTTACCGGCCGCGCTGGCCAGAGTGTGTCCCGGATTCGCGTTAACGCGCCTGCCATGATCAACAACCCCTAATAGTGTTGATCATGGACTCGCCTGTTGTTGATCTTCAGAAACAGCGAGAGCGCGTAAACCGTCGACCGTCTGAGACCGCCAACTACTATTACACCCACAACTCTTATACTTCCACGGCCCCCAACGCGAATAAGGCCCAGTAGACCGCTTCGGCCCAGTGTCGGGCAACGGGTAAGACCTGACCCAGGACACTGTTTTACCCCGATCCGGACTCGCGGCGATAAACAGTCGGTCATCCCTGACGAATAACCGGCCAAAACGGATCTGATCAACCCCCGGGGCGAGCGGACCATAAACGTCCACAGGGAACAAATCAATAGGCCGCTGATACATACCCCGCATAATAGGCCCCGCCTACCCTAAATGTCTCACAGCAGCAAGACGACTTACCCTGGCGCCACCCACACCAGACAACCGCAACCGAGACAGGGCTTGAGTTAGCGCGTCCACTTGGTCATCATGCGCGCCAGCGGGAAACTGATCAACCTCTAAGAGGAATTCGGGGAGCCAACCAGCCTGGGCGGGCAGAAACACGTTACCTGCTTCGATTTCCGGGGTTACCGCCTGAGCTCTCGCAGTTTTGCTTTGTGTCGGGTTTATCGGGATTATTCCGGGGATTTCGCGTTTTAGTGTATCGATTATGGCGGTGCCGTTTGCTCGGTCTTCGACGAGGTGCTCGCGTGCCCCGGTTTTTTCGATGAATGTGCGCATGTGGTGGATGGTTTCGCTGAAGGTCCAGCGGCCGCGGATTTGGTCGATGAGGTAGCGGTCTCCTGCCCAGGTTTGCCAGTGCTGTCCTACCACCCAGTCACTATGATTGCCGGGTTTGAACGCCATGTCCCAGCTTGTGAGGTCTCTTTGCGGTCGGCTGGTGGGGAGTGTGCGCCAGCGTTGCCACCAATGCGCATGGAACACGCGGCCTTCTTCGCTGGTTGGTGTGCCTTGGTAGAGAGCCTGCCACGTCCTGGTTCCTACGGCCGCGCGGATTTTCGCCCATTCGAGGAGCTGCGCGGCTCTGGTTTGTCGGCCTAAGGGTGTGTAAAGGGGATCACCGGGAGCGCGTCCTAGGGGGCAAGGGGGGCTGTCCGGGGCGATTGCTGGGAGGTTCACTGCCTGCCAGGGTTGGTCTGTGTTTGGTGGTGTGTATTCGGGGTTTGTTAGTCGGCCGATGAGGTCGTCGGTGTGCCAGCGTGTGCCGACGATTAGCAAGGTGTAAGGCGCTTCTAGGCGGGTTCTGGTGTTGGCTTGCCACCAGTCCCAGAGGTGACGTCGGTTCGCCGGTGAGTGTGCGCTGGCGTGGTCTTTCACCACATCGTCGAGTATTAGCAAGTCGAATCCGAGGCCGGTGAGTGCTTGGCCTACTGAGCGGGCCCAGAGTCCGCCGCCTTGGCTGGTGCGCCACTCTGACGCGGTCCAGCGTGTGGCTTTGTGCACTTGAATGCGGGCCCTGGGGTTTTGGGCGTGGTCGCGGATCGTCCTGGCCCAGCTGGTGGCTAGGTCTGGTGTGTGGCTGACTAATCCGATTTTTAGGGTTGGGTTCCTGGTCAAGGCGTAGAGGGGGTACCAGACGGCGCAAAGGGTGCTTTTGCCTGTGCGTGGGGGGAGGCTGACTAGGGTCTGGGTGGACGTGCCTTGTTCCTGAGCGGCGAGATTAGCGGTTAGGAGCTCGTCCAAATAGTTGAGGTGTGGTCGAGTTTGGGTAAGCGGTTCTATCCACCGGGCGAGCGCTAGCGCACTACTCTTAGGTGTAGGGACTAGCTGCTGGTAGGCGGTTATGACCGATTGCTCTCGGGATCTCGTGGTCATGGGTCGAGTTCGTCGATGTGTGCTAGTTCAGCGTCCCAATCAGCAGCCATGCGTCCGGGCGTAGCCTGCAATCGTTCTAGTTCAGCCTGCCAGGCGCGGCCGAAATCTGCTTGGAATTCTGGGGTCATCCCGAGGCGGGCGAGGGCTTGCTGTGCGGCCTGAGCGAGCAAGAGCGTTTGCGTGTGCTCCCCAGCCCGGTCATCGGGGGTCAGGGTTTGCTGTTGCTTCATGACTTGGAGGACGGTGCGCGTGTGGTCGCTGTCCGCTTGTAGTGCGTGTGGGTAGTGCGCGGCGTGCAGAGCCTCTAGGCGTTCGTGTTGGGTGAAGCGCTGCTCGGTTAGGTCGGCGATTGGATTAGCTGCGCAGTGTTCAGCGTAGAGGGTAGCGCTGTTGTTGATGCGGAGCTCTTGGTTGATTTTTGGGTATGACCAGCCAGCTAGGCGTAGGTCCACGACTGTCGCGGTTAGGTCGGTGCTAGTGGTCATGGGCTTAGTTTATTTGGGCTGTCTACTCGGGGTTATTTTCGAGTTCACTGGTACTTCTATTAAGTATATTAGTGTCAACTAATTTTGAACGATCAAACCCACTTAGGGCCCACTAACAAGACCTAAAAAAATTTACTTAACAGGAAAAGCACCTTAAACAGCTTAAGCACCTTTCCTAGTCAATCAAATAAAATTTTTTCTGAGAGTTGTCTTAAGTTTTGATGAGATAAACCACATATATCAAGTGTTGTAGGGTATGAAGTATTGGTTGTAGCTGACTAGGAGAACTGCTTAATGTGCAAAAACTGCTTTTTTTTAGGGTTACCTAACTCCCGTGTTTTTGGATTCGCCAAAAAATGGCGGTTCTTTGGCTCATTGAGGTGCTTTTACTGGGCCCTGGTTGGACTCGCCAGACGCCTCCCCACCATCTGCCCGCGCGACTTCTTAGCCAGGTTCCGAGTGCTGAGGGGCTTCCCATTTCGAGGTGCTCGAAGATTTTTGGTCCGAGCTCTGGGTTGTCTAGCACTTCTCTGGCGGTCCAAGGTGTGTCTTGGTGTGTGTGCCAGATTGTTTCGAGTACGGCGGTGGTTTGGGTTTCGATGGGGTCGGGTTGATAGTTTCCGCGTGTATCTTGGGTGCTTAGAGTTTCCGCACTAGCGAGTCCAGCCCATGACAGTACGCCTTGGCAGGATCGGCGCCAGTCGGCGAAGTTGTCTTCGGCTGTGCTCTCACCGCTGCTCTGCATTCCGCTATTAGCCCAGCTCATGATCATGGTTAGCAGCGCGTCCAAGAGTTCAGCGCGTCGCTCAGCAGCGTGTTGCACGATCCGCGCAATACGGAAGCCGGTACGTCGTTCCGGGTTGGGCACGCCGGGGTCTACGTGCACCCACACACACCGCCGCGCTAAATCGCCGCCAAGGGTGAGGTTGTTACCGGTAGCTAGCCACAACTTGTCGTTGTTGACGCTGATTGTTTGGGTGTGTCCTAGGACGCGGTCGGTCCATTCACCGCTGGTTAGTAGGCCGTCTAGTGCGCTGCTGCTTAGGCGTACTGCGTTGTCGAGTAAGACGATTCGGCCGGTGTCACCTCCGCCCATTAGTACGCTCATGATCATTTTTCGGATTTCTTCGCTGTCGCCGCGGCCTTCGGCTAGTGGGTGAGTGGTGCCGCCGTGCAAGGCTTGGAGGATGTTGGCTAGGAGGGTTTTCCCTGACCCTGGTGTGTGGGCGGTGATTAGGCCCATGGGCCAGCGGCCTCCTGTGTCGAGGGTCCAGCCGCGAATAAGCGGAGTTAGGGCTAGGGCCAGGTAGGTGACTTGGTCTTGTGGGTCTTCCCAGCTGAATTCGTTAAGGAGGTCGGTCCATGTGCGTAGTGCTGCGCGTGCCGCGTCGCGGTCTGGGTCTTTGGCTGCTTGCCAGTCCCATTCGATTAGTTGCCCGGTGAGTTGGGTTAAGACGCCGCTGGCCTGGTCCCAACCGCTCTCGCAGATGAGTCGGCCGTTTTGGTTGATCCAGGGGGTTTGGCTGGTTCCGGTGAGGTCGCGCACATGTGGCAGCAGGTAGGGGACGCTGACCGGGTCACTAGCCACATCTCGAGGTAGTTTGGTGGTGCGCCAAACCCCTGCCTTCCACGTGCGGGGCTGCATGTAGGTGTGGACGATGCCGACATATGCGGGGATGGTGACGGGGATCAGGGGGGCTGGTGTATCCGTACCGGGTAGGGCCATGGTCCGGGGGTTGGTGGTGGCGAGTGCGACGAGTTGCCCGCCACGCCGGTAGATCGTGTTCAGCGGCCCGCCTGGGTGGCCTGTCCAGGCGACTAGCCAGCGGCTGGCTTGGTAGGCGTTGGTGACGTCCAGCACTGGCAGGTCACTCACTACCTGCGGCTGATCTTGATCGGTAAGGGTTTGGAATCGGTCGGGTAGCGCGCGTGGTCCGGTGTCCTGGATGTGCCGGCTAGCGCTCGCCCAGATTCGCCGGTGCTCACGCACATCGAAGTTCTCATCACTAGGCGCGCGTTGCATCCATTCACCTTGCAGTTGATCTTCGCTTAGTGTGTTCCAGTTGGCGCGGCAGAGTTCGATGATCGCTACCGCTACCGCGTAACAAGTGTTGTCCCATGGGGGGCCAGCCCAGCCGAGCAGGGAGAGTTGATCTAGTCGGATTAGTTCGTGATCAACAGCACGCCGAGCGTATTCGTCGCGTTCCGCTTGTTGATCTTGGTCTGTTGTCGGGGCTGGGGGGTGGAGCCTTTCCCAGGTATCCCGGTCGAGCGGTTCGCCTTCGCCGATTTCATAAGTGTATCCGGTACGCATGCTGGGCGTGTGCATTCCTTGCCCGATGCGGATGGTGTCTGCGCCGGAAAGTGCCTGTGCGACAAGTTTGGCGAGGCATTCGTATGCGCTTGGTGTGTGCGGATGGGTGAGAGGCATGATTAGGCGCCAGCGGTGTTGTCCTATGGCTGTGGGATCTGGGTTGTGGGTCCAGGTGGTGTGTGCGGCCCATGCGAGCCCTGTTAGGGTTTTGCGCGTAAGTTCTGCCCAGTCTGCGCTGGCGTGGTCGTAGTCGAGGGTTAGCAGGGTGCGCGCGGTTATGTCTGTGTCACGTTTGCGGTGCCCTTGGAGTGTTCCTCCATAGATTAGGGGGATGTCGGTTTTGTGTTGGTGTGTGGGTGGTTCAGCGATTTGGAGGGTTTCGAGGAGGTCTGCCCAGTTCGAATAGGTGGCGGGGGTCCACGGGCCGGTCACTGTCGATGCGTGGTTGATGGTGAGCAGCCCGCTGGTTTGGTTTTCGGTGATGAGTCTTAGAGTCATCAGCACAGTATCGCAGATGATCAACTTTATAAGCACGGTAGGCGCTAATATACGAATATAAACGTATATAGGCTGTTTATGCTACTCTTTTACGCATGTCTAGTAACGGCTGGTTTACCACGCAAGAAGCGAGCGAGTATCTGAATATCAGTCCGCATACTTTGCGGACTTGGGCCTATCAACGGTTGATTCGTGCCTATAAGGGCCCTGCGCGCGGCAAGCAGGGTTTGCTTCGGTTCCGGCGAGAGGACTTAGACGCGGCTCTAACGCCTTCTGAGCCGCTCCCGCAGGGAACTGCCGCGAGTGCGTGAAAACGCGTTAGAAGAGCGTCTGGCGGCTCTGGTGGCTAAGCGTGGCGGGGTCGCGGTCAAGCTTCGCCCCCCACCAGCGGGCCTACCAGATCGGTTAGTGCTCTTACCTTGGGGACGTACCGTATTCATCGAGTTAAAATCTGAGTCCGGGCGCGTGTCGCCGGCGCAGTCGATGTGGCATGCGCGTCTTATCCGGCTCGGTTATCAAGTCGTGACTATAAGTAGCCCAGTTGAACTTGACAGACTGGCGCGGCGTTGGTAGATTACTCATATCAGCAAGACAACAGCGAAAAAGGAGAAACAGAAATGAACACCTACTACATCATGAAGCCCAACGTAAACGACCCCGAGCCCAGCTTCTGGGTAGGCATGCGTACCGACTTCGAAGACGGTAACTGCGAGCACACACTAATCGCGGAAGGTTTCGAATCGTCAAAAGACGCTTGCCTGGCTGCGAACGATCATGCCGGCTACGCGCTCGACTGGCAAGAGGCCTACGAAGAAGCAGTCTACCAAGCCCGCGCCTAACCATCCACCGAAACAGACGAAAAGGAAAAACAGAAATGACTACCTACTACACCACCCTCAACGAAGCTATCCAACGCGAAATAATCGAGCCCATCGAAGCCGGTGACGCTACCCGCGACGACTTCGACATCGAAACAATCGCTGACGAAACACTCCTTCATTGCTCCCGCGGCTACTACCTCGATCTTGATCATGACGAGTTCTGGTCCATCGTCTGGGAAAACATGCGATAAAGATAAAACAGCGAAACAGGAAAGGAACCCTACCATGATCATTTTCAACCCGGGCCTGAAAGTCACACGAGACCAAGACCAACACTCGATCTACTCGCATCCAGATAAAGGCGTCTTAGCGATCGGCTGGGCCCCACCAGGCACAGAAGACGCCACCTGGGGAGCCCGCTATTACACCGACCAAGATAACTACCAGGAAGGCCACGCATATTACCAGTGGGAAGGGTCTAGCCCCGAGTCTTACGATGCGCTCGTGCAATGGTTTCTGATGCCGGCCGCTACTCTCTATTATTTAATGGCCCGGTGGGCGGGATTCGAACAATACGAAAAACCCTTGCCCGACTATGATCAAGATGATCAAGATGATCAAGATGATCAAGATGATCAAGATGACAATGATGAACCCTATTATTGGGATCCCTATCGCAGAGACGAGCTCTAATGAGCTCGCGGGACTGCTGCTGCAAGCTCTCCTTACACACCTACCAGCACGAACAAGCAGCCCACCTACAAGCAAACCCCCGGGCTGCCTTGTTCGCCGAAATGGGATTAGGGAAAACCGCGGCAACCCTCAGCGCGCTAACCGCGGAGCATCTCCCCGCGCTAGTAGTAGCGCCGCTCAGAGTCGCCCGGTATGTATGGCCCTGGGAGACCCCACGCTGGCGGTATGACCTGCGCTCTCGGCTAGTGGTTGGTACGCGCGCGCAACGCGCCGAGAAACTCGCAGACCGGCCAGCGGACCTGACCATCGTGACCCGGGATAACCTCGGTGATCTTGACCCCGCTCAGGCTGGTAGGCAGTATCAGACTTTGATCTTAGACGAGCTGAGTTCGTTTAAGACGGCGAGCACACGCCGCAGCCGACAAGCCCTAGCCTTGTCCCGCGTGATCAAAAACGTGTGGGGTCTAACCGGTACGCCTACACCGAACGGCGTGCAAGACCTTTACTCGCAGATTCGTCTATTAGACGGTGGGGAGCGGCTGGGCCGCACGCTGGGCGAGTTCCGCCAACGGTACTGCCGACCAGACACGCGCATTCCAGGTGTGCTCCGCTGGGTAGTAGCGGACCCAGACTGGGCTTTAGCGGACATCACTGAACGAATTCGCGATATCGTGTTATCGTTCCGCGTCGAAGATCATTTAGATTTGCCGGAAATGATCTTTAACACTGTCGATGTTATTCTTCCTGGTTCAGCGGTTAAGGTGTATGATCAACTGCAAAACGATTTCGTTGCCCAGTTAGACGATGATCATTTGGTTGGTGTGGCTGGCGCCGCAGTATTAGGTAACAAGCTCGCTCAGGTCTCAGCTGGTTTCGCCTATCATGATCAATATGATCATCTGGACCGCGAGCAAACCCCACTAGAAGTTGATCAAAAGAGCAGACCTTACACGCTACTGCACACCGCGAAAATGGGAGCACTAGCAGACATCGTAGAAACCGCTAGCAGTCCGGTACTAGTTTTTTACCGTTACCGCGCGGAATTAGAGTTGATCTTGAACGCGTTGCCCCAAGCACGGGCGTTGTCGGATGAGAGTCTGAGCGCGTGGATTACCGGCTCGTGTTCGGTATTAGTGGCGCATCCCGCTTCTGCTGGTCACGGGCTTAACCTACAGGATGGGGGGCATACGATTGTGTGGACGTCTTTGCCTTGGTCTGGGGAGTTATGGTCGCAGGCGAACGCGCGGTTGCACCGACAAGGGCAGCAAAATACGGTGATCGTGCATATTTTACGGGCCGCTGAGATTGATCAGATAACCTACCGGGCTTTACAGAGTAAAACGCGTGTGGAAGATGCGTTACTCGAGGCGTTACGCGGATGAGCCTTGGGAGGGAGGTCTAGCCGTGCAATCCCCCGATTGTTGAGCGGCTAGGCCTCCCAAGATCTTTTTATGCGCGCCAAGCGTCTATCTGCGTGGCATCGTGTTCGTATTGGTCGACTAGGTGGGCGAGGGTTATCGCGTCGGCGCCTGTGGTTAGTGCTGTGTGTAGGTCTTGTTCGTATTTTTGGGCGAGGTTTTTGTGGCGGCTGGCGCGTATCCATAGGATGTTGGCTGGTGTTGCGCTGAAATGTCGGGGTATTCCGTTGGGTGTGTGGGTTTCGGTGGTCATTTTGAGGGACTCCTATTCTGTGACTATGACTACCCTACTGGACTAGGCAAGCTTTGTCAAGTTGATTAGGCGGATAAAAAATATTTTCCGGATCAACTTGACAACTAGGCCCAGCTGAGTTAGTCTATAGATATAGAGAGCAAGACGAAACAGGAGAAACAGAAATGATCATCAAAGGACGACTCACAGAAGGCAACCTAATCGTGCTAACCCACGCAAAAACGAAAGACGTACACGTTACGCTTTTCGGCTGGTACCCGAAGCGTCCAGACAACCCCCGCGAACCTCGCGAAAAAGCCACCTTTTTAGTCCTCAATCGAAGCAAAGCGACTGGCTGGACTGTCACTGAATACCCTATCCAGATGCTGGCCCGCGAGGCAGCACTAGCCATCCTAAAGCAGAAATAAAAGCGCTAGGCGGGAAGGTGGCAAAGCCCTCCCGCACAACCCCAAGCAAGGGAAACAGAAAATGACCCAACCGGAGACAGAGCCGATCTACTATGACCACGGACCCTAGTCTGAACACTCCCGGCGTGTGGACCCTTCAACACATCGCCGAATACCTCGGAGTAACGATGATGACCGTGCACACCTACCGCACTCGCAAACTCATGCCCGAATGTGACGGGCGCCTAGGCCGGACCCCTTATTGGCATCCGGAGACGATCACCACCTGGGCAGCACAGCGGCAGAGCAAAAGCCGCATTCACAACAGATTAAAACCCACAGCAGAAAGCTTTCTAAAATGATCATCACCATAGACCTAACCCAACCATTATCGGCTAAGGACCGCGAAATCTTGTTCGCCATCCTCGACGATGCGACACCAGTAGCAACTGCTGCGGCTACGCCACCAACTCCCGAACCAGAGCCCGCCGAAACCCCGACACTGCCAGCGCCAGCGCCAAGCTCCCCGGATGTGAAAGAGCTCACCGAAAAAGCCTCACAAACCGCGTTAAAACTAATCGACCAAGGCAAAACCGACTTAGTACGCGCCGCGCTGATCGCTAGCGGCGTCGCGAGGGTAAGCGACCTCGACACACTCGCCAAGCATGACCTTTTCTCCAAGTTCCTCGCCGAACAAGAAGCCACACCATGACCACCAGCGGGCACGCGCTGTTGTCGCCGAGCAGCGCCCACCGCTGGTTAGCATGCCCCGCCAGCATCAGACTAAGCGCGCAACTCCCCGAACCACCCACCACACCAGCCGCCCAAGAAGGCACAATCGCCCACGAAATCGCGGCTATCCTCGCATCCCACCGCTTAGGCCTCGTCACCCAAAAAGAACATGATCAACAATTAGCACGGTGGCATCGCGAGCAGCAGAGTAGCGCGTATGATCAACTCAGCCTAATCGGGTTCGCCCAAGACTGGGCGGAAATGCTCGCCGCCCGCCCGAACACGCACGCGCAAATCGAGCACCACCTGACCAGCCGCGTCGAAGGTGTCCACGGAACCGCAGACGCAATCCTTTATGATCAAGCCACAAGCACGTTAACCATCGCAGACTATAAATATGGGCGTGGTGTGTGCGTAGAAGCAGAAAACAACCCGCAACTCCTATTCTACGCCAGCGGTGCTATGCGCCAATTCGAACTAATCCACAAGATCGACACTATTACCCTAATCATTTACCAGCCGAGGATCGACGGCTGCGCCAGCGAATGGACGCTAACCCCAGCTGAGCTAGCCGACTGGGAAGCATCACACGCCCAACCCGGCGCAGCAGCAACCCGGCTCCCTGACGCGCCAGCCATCCCGAGCGCTGAGGCGTGCCGCTGGTGCCCCGCAGCTGGTGTGTGCACCACACGTCAAGCGTGGGCCGCAATAGAAGATTTCGGCCCGCCAATGCTCGCCACTACCGAAGACCTACCAGAACTATTAGAACAGGCCGAACGAGCCGAGCAATGGGCGCGGGACGTACGCGCACACACCACCCACACGCTAAACGCCGGCGAACACGTGGAAGGCTGGAAGCTAGTCGCACCACGCCCACGCCGCACAATTGTTGATCACGCTCGGGCGATCGATAAACTTAAAACCGCGGGATACGCGGAAGAGCAAATCTCTTCGCCCCGGGTCGCATCGTTCACCAGCCTAGACCGCACACTAGGCGGACGCGACCAAGTCGATCAACTCCTAGGCGACCTGGTTGGCACGAGCAGCGGGAACGTGTGCCTAGTCCGCGAAACCGACCCCCGACCAGCGACTAGTCAGCTAGAACAAGACTTCGGACAGGTAAAATGATCATGAACAAAAAAGATGTGCGAGAAATTCATATCCCCAAGTTCGACCAGCACGAAGGCCGACCCGAAAACTTTTTCAAGATCAAAGTCTTATGGGAATGCGTGATCTGCGGACGACCACGCGGCGAGATTAAACGCGGATTATCCTATGACGGATCGCACCGCTGGCAGTGCGATACGTGGAAAAACGCGTGCGGGCATCGTGAAGACTACTCGATGGCCCGTGCGCACGCACTGAATTTGATCAAGGTTAAAGCTAAGCGTTTAGCCCCATATTGGGAGCTGTCGATTCGCGGGGAACCAGTTACGCAGGTCCGGGAATTCGCCAAAGCTGAGCAACAGATCCGCGACTACCTGAAAACGGCTAACCCAAAACTCGATGTTAACGATCTAGTAATCTTGATCAAGGTAGTGTATTCGCAGATAGACAAAGCGCATGGTCCAAGATCATCAGCTGCGGATCGGTAGCCTATTCTCCGGTTACGGCGGGTTAGACCTAGCAGTAGAAAAAGTATTCAACGCTAAAACCGTCTGGCACTCCGAAATCAACAAGAGCAGCTCTAAGATTTTCTCTGCCCATTGGCCAGACGCCGTGAATCTCGGGGATATTACGCGCATAGACTGGCCCTCAGTGTTACGCGTCGATATTTTATGCGGCGGGTTCCCCTGCCAAGATGTTTCCACAGCGGGGAAACGCGCCGGCCTAGCACCTTCCACACGCACCGGATTATGGACACAAATGGCTTATGCTGTTGATCAACTATGGCCGAGATGGGTTGTTTTCGAAAATGTTGAGGGCATATTATCAGCGTATGCCGTTCGCAGTGTGGGATCCGGAGGAACTGCTTTGGATGGTGCCGGATCAGCCGGACATCTTCGGGCGCTTGGGTGTGTACTCGGAGACCTGGCCGGACTCGGGTATGACACTCGATGGGCGAGCGTCACTGCTTCCCGAGTTGGAGCGCCTCACCGAAGAAAACGGGTTTTTGGGGTCGCCCAGCGAAAATCAACTTTTCAAAACCCCGCTAGCGCAGGATCCGTCAACCCTAACCGATGCGGGTTTAGCGAAGCGTTTAGCTTCCGGGGATTTCCAGACAGCGCTAGTGCAAATCTTGGAATTGACGCGCGCACCAGCTCAGGAGACGATCTTGGATTTGTTCGAAAATGGGGGAAGTACGCTAAGCGGGTAGCGTTGTGGGAGCAGATGCTCGAACGGTTAGTCCCGGAACCTTTAGAAGTTGATCATAGCGGGCGGTTGTCTACACGGTTTTTAGAATGGATGATGGGGTTGCCGGATGGGTGGGTTACTGATCCGCGGTTAGGTGTCTCGTATTCTGCGCAACAAATGATGCTGGGGAATGGGGTTGTGCCGCAACAGGCAGAGTTCGCGCTACGTGTTCTACTGGATTCGTGGTAAACTAGGGCTTAGCCAAACAGGCTACCTATAAAGAGAAACAGAAGAAAAGGAAAATTGATCATGAAAATAGTTACTGGTAAAGTTCGCTTATCTTATCCGAATTTGTTCGAACCGTTCGCGTGGGGCGATGAGAAACCAAAATACAGCCTAATGATCTTGATTAATAAAGATGATCAAGAAACCGTTGGGAAACTCCGGCAGGCCGAGGCTGATGCGGTCACTCAAGCCATCCCCAGTAAATGGGCTGGGAAAAAACCGCACAAAATCGATTCAGTAATCATGGACGGCGACCAAGCAGACCTAGAAAAATACCCGGAACGCCGCAACCACTACTATTTAACCGCAAGATCAACAACGCGGCCAAGTGTGATCGACCAAAACATGCAACCAATCCTAAACCCTAGCGAAGTCTACGCCGGCTGCTACGTGCGCGTCAGCCTAACCAGTTTCGCCTACGTTTATGCGGGGAAACACGGGGTTAGCTTCGCGTTGAACAACTTGCAGAAAATGACGGAGGGAGAACCGTTCGGTGCGACTAGCAGCCCCGAAGACGACTTCACACCTCTTAACAACACGCAGAAAACGGATCTGATCTAATCAACCTCGCAGCGCCTACCCGACCATGATCGTTTTAGATTTCGAAACCTACTCTAAAGTTGATCTTAGTCGGGTAGGCGCTTACGCATACGCCTATCATCCCACAACCCAAATTCGCTGCTGCGCATGGCAAGACACCACCCAACCCGACCAACCCCCACAAATCGCACTAGTCGATCAACTCGACACGATCCCCGGCATAACCGATCCAACCACACCGAAAGCAGCGCATAACGCCGGATTCGATCGGCACATCCTCGCCCGCTGGGCAAATAATCCGCGCTTAGCTGATCCCGCAGCGTGGACGTGCACCATGGCCCTAACCGCGTTAGACGGTGCCCCGCAAGGATTAGCCGCTGTCGCTGAGCATTACGGGCTACCCGGCAAGCACGCGGCTGGTACGCGGTTACTGCGACGCTGGGCGGGCGGCGAATATTACAGACCAGAAGACGCGCCCTTAGAATGGGAGGAACTCTTAGCGTACGCGCGCCAAGACGCGACCATCTGCGCCGAGTTACTCGCACGGCTACCCGCATGGTCAACGTTTGAACGGCGCGTCTGGGTAGAATCCGAACACGTTAACGACCGCGGCCTAAAAATTGATCTTGCTCTGTGCGAACTAGCCGCCCAAGCAGCAGAAGATCATCAAAAACAGGTTTATGATCAACTAGCCGGGCTGCTCAATATTGAGAATCCGCGTAGCCCGAAACAACTCCTACCCGCCTTACACGCCCAAGGGTACCCGCATAAAAACTTACAAGCTGAGACAATCACCGACACCCTCACCTACCCACCGACTGACCTAACCGACACTGGTTACACCGCGCTAAAACTACGCGAGCAACTCGCCGGAACCGCAACCCGAAAATATCAGACACTAATCGACGCTGCTGACCCTAACGATCAGCGTATCCGCGGCATGTACCAATATCATGGTGCGCACACTGGTCGATGGGCTGGGCGACTAGTGCAACCCCAAAACCTGCCCCGTGCGACTAATACACCATATACCACGACCGTAGACCTACACCTCGGCAATCCCGCATCGTATGATCAACTACGCGGGCTAATCCGACACACCATCCAAGGGCCGCTAATCGTCGGAGACTACGCGCAAATCGAATCCCGCATATTAGCGTGGCAAGCTGGGGAAACCTGGCTACTAGACGCGTACCATGAAGGCCGAGACGTATACACCGAAACCGGAAGACGATTAGGCGCGGACCGGCGCACCGGTAAAATCGCAGTGCTAGCCCTCGGATATGGTGGCGGGACCGGCGCACTCCGAAGAGCCGGCCTACTCGGCAGTGATGATCAACTCTCCAAGATCGTAAATGCTTGGCGGCAGCATAACCCGCGTATCGTCGCATACTGGCGGCGGTTAGAGCAAGATCACAATCCAAAAGGATACCTATTACCCTCGGGCAGAGTATTGCACGCGCGTGCTGATTCGTGGGGAGGCCGACTAGCTGAAAACATCGTGCAAGCAATCGCCCGCGACCTGCTCGCCACCCACCTACTCATGTGCGCCGAGGAAGAACAGCGCGTGGTCGGGCACGTGCACGATGAACTAATCTGCGAACCCCCCACCACACCAAGCACGTTGAAAATGATCATGGAAACCGTACCCGACTGGGCCGAGGGGTTACCATTGAAAGCGGAGATTAAAACCGGGCTAACCTACGCGACCCTCGGCTAGTTGAGGTTTTGCCTAACTTGAAACCGGGTTTTTGCCTAAACTTGATCAAGCTTACCGAGCAGCCCAGTAACCGCGCTGCCCGCCAACCAAACTAACCCGACCTGCCACCACACCAACCCAAACCCCAAACCAACAAGCACACCCAGCACACCGGTAATCCACCAGCCCAGACACCAAGCGCAATAGACGAGGTCTTGCACCCACACGGGCGCACCATTTAGCACGCGTTCCCGCGGCCTATCAAAGATCGTGTCTACCGCAACGATCCGCCACACGCGGAACCCAGCCAACCCAACCAACACACT